TAAGCTTGTCGCGCAGCAGGTAGCCCTCCAACTCCCACAGCTTGTCATTGGCATTGCGCGCAGCGGCCTTCATGGCGATGTCCTTACCCAACTGCTCGTCGAAGTTCTTCGGTGACACGCAGGCCGAGGTGCCAGATGCCAGGTAAAACTCACCGTCCAGGAAGGCGTGCGCAAACGTGGTTGTGGAGCCGTTTGGGCGCACATCGAATGTGTAGACCACCCGGCCCATCAGGGCCTGTATGCGATCTGGTGTTACGCGGGCGGCCGTCAGGCCTTTGGCTTGGATTTCTTTTTCAATTTGGGTGTCGGTCATGCTCATGATCCTTAATAAGTTCTTACTCAACCTTTGGGAAGCGGGACTTGATGGAGTCGATGGATGCCAACCAAGCTTCTTTGGTCGCCTCTCCACGTTGATACTTGAAAAACAGGGGGTCGGCTTCGTCGCGGTATGCAGCTGCCCGCTGGGCATCGGCAATCGCGTTGAGCTGCTCCACCGTCAGCGGAGGTGGCGCGGTGAGAGCCAGCATCTCTTCGCGCGTGATCTCCACCACCGTGGGGTGCGTCAGTCCACGTACCACGTCGAGAGGATCGACGGTCGGATACACCAGCTCGCCCTCCGCTTCGCCGCTTACCGGAACCTGTGCCAGGCGGATGCGTTCCACCTCCATATCCAGCTGGGCGATATCCAGGGTGTACGTTGCGCCAGTGGCGTCTTTGAAATGTCGAAACATGGGTGCGTTCCTTTACAGACGAAGTTCAAACCAGGACGAAGCGCCCGAAATCTGGTAGGTGGCTCCCGGAGGCACCACACCACCGGCCCAGCAGTTGCCGGAGCTGCCGTTACCAGATGCGCCGATCTGCATATAGCCAACTTGCAACCCCTGGCAGGTGAAACCGTTGGTGATCACTGACGCAACACCCTGCGATGTGTAGGTGGACACAAAGATCGGGCGGTTGCTCAGATTGACGTGGTTGGTGCCGTTGAAGCGGTTGGTTCCAACGGTGAACTGTTGCCAGCTCTGGCGATAGCCGAGGCCTGTCATACCAGTCATGACGTTGCCGCCCATAGGCTGCACCAACGAGGGTGGGGTGACGTAGGTGCCAGCAGTCGCTTGTGTGCTAACCACCAGGCCGACCAAGCGATAAGGCACACCCGTGCGTGCGGTCGCGGAATAGGCTCCGTAGCCTGCCGCACCGTTCATGCCCGTCGATGCCACAACCACTAGGCAGCTGGTGTTGTAGGTGCCCGCGCCACCCGTTCCTGTGCCGAGCGACGTGATGCGAGTGCCTGCCGGAACACCGGAGCCAGTGATGGCCTGACCCACAGCCAGCGTGCCCGAGGACACTGCGGTCACCGTCATCACGCCCGTGGCAGCAATGGACGCTGTGAAGGCCGAAGTCTCTGTGATGGCGCGGGTGGTGATTGTTCCCTGCTCATCGAGCACCAGGCCAGACTGCTCGGGCACGACCGCTGTCTCCACACCACCGCCCAGGCTGGTGGCATCGATGACCAGCTGATACAGCAGGTTGGCCACGCCGTTGGTCGAGCCGAGCGCGGCACCCTGCGGAATCGTCAGGCTGTTCGTGCCGGACAGCTTGCGGGAGATGACGCCACCATTGGCGGGGTTCGGGTCGCGGAAGTCGAACGACCCCGCATTGGTGATCAGAGTCATGGCGTTCGTGGCCAGAGTGGGCGTGGCGATCGACATGAGCTGGGGAGCACTGACATTGGCAGCCTGGGACGTGGTGACCCACTTGCTGGTGGCATCTCCCATGACCGAGCGGAAATCGTTCTGCGAGGACAACGCGAAGCTGGTGGTACCGCCGACGAAGGTATCCGTCCCAGCACGGCTCACGGTTGCTGAGTTGGCCGTCACCGAGTCGATTCGGACAAACTCAAACAGCAGCGGCACCGCCGTAATGGCGTTGACTGCGGGCAGGGTTACTGCCACTGGGTTGGCCGTGGCGTCAAGCAATACCAGGCCAGCATCATCGACCGTAAGGGCAGTTGGGCCTGCCGCAGTGATGATTCGAACATTGCCGCCGTAGAGGCGCTTTACAGCTTGAATGACGCCCTTGTAGGTAGCCGGAGTTGCCTTGTCAAAAGGCGCAGCAGCAATGCCACCGGCCTTCTGAACCTCCATCAGGCTCCAAATGATGCCATTCAAGTCCGCGTCAGACACGGCCGTTGGAATTGCCTGGTTCTGCAGGTGCATCCGGTTGCCGGTTCCGGCGTCGGTCGAATAACCGCTGCTGCTGGTGTAGTCCATGGGTTCCTCTTAGTTCGGATAGTTGTAGATGAAGTTGATGCTGTAGCGCGACGGCACAACGCGGTTCAGGTAACAGACCAGGTCGGCCCCGTTCAGGGAACCCTTGAGAAGCCTTTCCCCCACTTTTGAAGTGCCCACGCGAAAGGCCGGTGACGGAATCGGGATGACAAACCACAGCCTCCCATCCAGCTGCCCCAGCGTCTGGCCACAGTGCGCGCCAACGCGAAAGGGCGTGCTATACGTGACCGACACCTGCGGATAGCCCAACCAGGAACAAATGGACTGCAAGGAGCCGGTGGCGGCCGGGCAGGAGTCGGAGTAGGTCAAAGATGGCCCACGCAGCCTGGCCAGCAGCAACTTGCGCCGTGTGTCTACGTCTTGATCAACACCAAAACATGGATCAGGAAGGCCTGCACACTCTTCCCACTCGGCCAGGCGCGTGATGGTCTGATGTGGTTGCCATTGGTTGGCCGTCAGACGGGTGAACTCATGCAGCTCGCTGAAACTCCCAGCCAACCCACGCATCACACGCATCAAGGTGGACGCGGGGTTGCGTGGCCATGCAAAGCCGGATGGCAACAAGGCGACGATGGCTTGCCAGAACTTATCCATGGCCGTCAGACAAAAGTCACGGTGCCCAGCACCAGCAGGCTGTTGTAGGTACCCACGGTAAACACGCCACCCTCGGTCAGCGCAGGGGCGCTGATGGTGTGGTTGTATTCACCAATCACACCGCTGACAACTTCCTTGAGGTGGCTGTGCGGAATGGAGCCACCCGGAACCGCTTCCCTGAAAAACAAATCCTGCAAAGCAAGCACCACGGCCGCACGGATGGCCGCCGTGTCCGGCGACACATTCAAAGTCACATTGATGGTCACCGGCGTCGGGATGATCACAAACAGTTCATCGGGCGGTCCGCGCTTGGGGTCACGGATGTAGTCCATTACCAGCTGCTGCTGGCCAGCAGTGGGCAAGCCTGGAGAGGCATTGCCGTCCGCCATGATGATCACTCCCGCCGTAGTAGCCCCAGCAGGGTTGCGAACTCCCCATGCGCGGGTAATGCCTGCCACCTGCAGCGCCCAACGGGCATAGTCGGCAGGACTTCCCCCCATCGGCTCATTGGAGAGGCGCTGCTGCAGACGGTAGATCGCCTGCGCTTCGGTCTCCATGTCAGCACCACCGGCCAGGCCATTGGGCATAGCCGCCGTGAATGCCGCATCAACACCAGCCACCGTTGACACCAAGGTCAGCGCAGTACCACCCGTAAGACTGCCTGCTGCACCGGCCACCAAGGCAGTAACCGTCGCTGTCACCGTGCCACCAACACCTACCGTCACATCGGCAGCTACCGCATACTGGCGGCCGTCCGTGGTCTGCATCAAGGTTCCCGCCTGCAGCAAGGTCGCCGCCACGCCGGTACCGGTCACCGTGCCCGTGGCACTGGCGGCAGGCTTGAACGCCATGCCATAGGTCGCCAGCCACCCCGTCAAGAATTCCCCGGTGGACTTGATCGGAATAGCCTGGCGCGCAATGAAGTCGCGCAGATAGCGGTAGGCCGCATGCAGTGCCATACCAAGGACAACCGACAAGGCCTTGGCGTTCGACCGTGCCAAGTCCAGATCGGCGGGGCCGAGGTCGCTTTTCGGGCCGCTGGTTTGCTGCGCCTGCGCCAGCGACTGCTGAATGAGCCGTTCCGAATTGGCCCGCAGCTCATCAATGGAGGGAATGGGTGTTCCCAAGGGCGTAGTGCTCATTGCGCAAGCCTCCGTATGCTGGTGCCCCACAGCACGTCGTACACCGGGGAAACCTGGCCCGGCTTGTAAACAACGGGGCGTACGGCCAGGCGGTCCTGGCGCTCACCCACCCACTGGGCCGTCACATCTACCCGACTGGCAATGCCGTCGCGCACCATCCACTCCAACGCCTCGGCCACCGCAAAGCGCGCGCGCTCTGCCAGCTCCTTGCTGCTCTTGCCGCCGTAGCAGGTCCACAGCAGGGAGCCCCATGCGTCTGGTCGAGAGTCAAAATCATCCGAGGTGAACTCATCACCCACCCAGCCGCGGCGATCTGTTTCACCCGTGGGCAACTTGTCATCCACGCCTGCGCGCCGGTCCGTGAAAATAGAAAGGATCACAGCCGTCTGCAGCGTGTCCTCCAGCTCCACCGCGTAGGTGGCCAGCACATCGGCATACACCACCGGCACCCCATTGGGCTGCACAAAGTCTTTCCAGGGATAGGAAATGGCCGGGCCAGGCGCCACCAGTCGCCAGTCAAACGGCATGCCAAAGACGCTCGCCGCGTCTACGGTATTGGGTTGGGGTCGTGTGGCCACATCAAACATGCGGCCAGTGTCTTAAACCGGCGTCAATCGGTCATGGTGAAACACTTCACCACATTAGCTCGGACCGGGTGATGTGCCATGCACGTGGCTTTGCAGCGATATGGCGCCAGCCTTCACGTCGCCGGAACCCTGCACCAGTGGAGTATTGAGTTGCACCTTGGTGGCCGCATTGACAATGAATTGGTCGCAGTCCACCTGGATGATGCGCCCGGCCCGCAGCCGCACCATGTGGCCTTCCTTGTGCCACACCGCCACCTCGTAGGCCGCCAGCTGCGGCCGCTCGGCTGTCCGGTCCATCCGCACGATGATGGTGTGTCCACCCACTTCCAACTTCAAGCCTTCGCCGTCCACCGGGTTGGCTGCATAGCCATAGTCCTGCGGGCGCTGCGCATCGTCACGCACGTCGCCCTCAAAGCCCTCAACGCGGCCCTTCTGGAACTTACCTTCCTTGAGCCCACGTATGCGCACCCAGCGCATCAGGTTGGCCAGCATCAGCGAGCCCCCTGGGCGTTGTCGCGTGGGCCGCGCGGGTGGTTGGTCTCATTGCCCCGGTTTCCCCAGTTGCGACGGTGCACCTTGGATTTGAGTGGCGCAGTGTCATAGGCCTCTTTCGGGCGCACCAGCAACTCGGTCACATCGCCTTCCTTGAGGTCGCAGGTTTGCTTCACGCTGCAGATCAGCCACTCGGCGCCATCCAGGCCCGCCACATCGTCATAGATGGCCACGCGCTCATTTAATGGCCACGGCTCGCCTTGAAACGTCCAGCCCTCCACCGTGTAGCGAAACCCCATGGAATGCCCCCGGCGCACCCGCGCCGTGTGGTCGGCCAGCGTCTGCAGCTCGGCCTGTGTGGTGTTGCCATCGGCATTGATCACCAAGGGCAGGTAGCGGGTAATTTCGACATCCTTGGCGCTGGCCTTCAGGCCCCGCGCCTGGTCAAAGTCCTCCACCGTGTTGCATTGGCCATAAACAAAGTACTGGCTGTGCCGCTGCTCATCGCTGCCCACTGATTCCATGGCAATCACGTTCTGCCCGCGCACTATGGAGCCCTTGAAGAGCTTTTTGCCCGCCTTGGTCAGAAGCACTCGCCCGGCATCGTCCCTAGTGACCAGAATGCCGCGAAGCCGGGCCGCGCGTGCCACTGCGTCCAGAGCCGTCTCGCCATGGCCCAACTTGAAGTCTTTCACCACGTCGCCCAGGTCCACATCCACCACCAGCTCCAAGCCGAAGGGCGTGATGATGTCCTTGATGATCCGATCCACCTTCACATTGCGCCACTGCCCGCCCTTGTAGATGGCAGAACAGTTGACCAGGTCGCCCGTGCGG